GCCAACACATCCATACCGATTAAATTTGGTATGTATGTGTTAGGTACATTTCTAAGGGAGAGGAAACTTAAATTAAGTGACCTTTCCCTTTTAGGAGAAGATCTCCTTTTAGCTCTTGAATTAGCCTTTACCGGTGTTGAACATGGCTATAAAGCTAAAGGCGAAAAATGTCCGTATAATTTACAATCATTTTGTGATTTGGTAGATACAGATATGGGAGGTATAACTCGCATCATGGAAATGATTTCAAACGAGATTTCACCTCCAGAAGATGAGAGCCAAAAAAACGTAGTGGCGAAGGCGGAGAGCTCACACTTGAACACATCGAACGCTTTTGTTTCGGAGTTTTAAGATTTCCTCCTTCGCAATATTATGAAATGAGTTTCAAAGAAGTTGTTATAGCTATGCAAGGTTATAACAACCAATTTGAACAACAGGAACAAACACAATGGGAACGAATTAGATGGCAAACAACGCTTTTATTAAATGTCCATACGGCAAAAGGTAAAAGTTTAAAGCCTAAAGATTTAATTGAATTTCCCTGGGAGAATCCGACAAAAAAAGAAACTAAAAGAAATTTGACAAATACTGACAAGTCAATATTTGACAAATGGGATAAAGAATTATAAATGGCAATAGGTAAACTTAATTTAAAACTTGGTGTAGACGTTTCAAATCTTGACAAAGAACTTGGAAAGGTTGAGCGTAGTATGTCAAGGTTTGGCAGTAATATGCAGAACATTGGTTCTACATTAACCCAATCGTTAACTTTACCTATTATTGCTTTAGGTGCTGCCTCTTTAAAATCCTTTGCCGACATTGAAAAGCTACAAAATGGTTTAATAGCCATTATGGGAAGTAGCGAGGAGGCAGGAATAGAAATGGAAAAACTCCGCAAAGTTGCAGAGAATCCGGGTCTTGCCCTTCCTGAAGTTGTGAAAGCATCCGCATCTTTACAAAGTGTAGGAATGAATGCCGATGCAGCTCGTGAAACTATCACACAATTTGGTAATGCCGTAGCAAGGGCAGGCGGTGGCGCAGAACAATTTGATGGAGTAGTTTTAGCATTATCACAGATAAGCGCAGTTGGCAAGGTTACACAGGAAGATTTAAATCAAATCAAAGAAAGACTTCCTGAATTTGCTCGTGTAATGAAAGAAGAATTTGGCGTAGTAACTGCCGAAGGAATTAGAGAACTTGGAATAAGCAGCGAGGAATTTATAAAAAGGTCGGTTAGTGCTTTAGGTAATTTGGAAAGGGCAAACGGTGGTTTAGCTAATACCTTTGATAATTTAAGGGATAATGTCGGAGCATCATTAGCAGAACTCGGTAAAGCAATAAACGAAACATTAAATTTAGAAGCAGTTGCAGCAGCATTGAGTACAGGATTGCAAAGATTAGTAGATGGATTTAAGTCACTTAATCCGGAAACGCAGGGCTTTATTGTAAAGGCTGGTTTATTAGTTGCAGCTTTAGGGCCCGCAATATTTATAGTAGGAAAATTGATTACTACCTTTAGTGCGTTGATTGGTACTACTCGTTTAATTATGACTACGGTAAAAAACCTATCTACAGTTATATCCGGTGCTTTTGCAAAAATACTTGCTAATCCTGCTATACTTGGTATAACATTAGCGATTGTTGCTATTGGTGCAGCTGCTTTGTATGTTTACGATAACTGGGAAGCATTTTCAAGTAGGTTTCAAAATATATGGATAAACATAAAAAACAGTACAATGAAAGGTGTAGCTGATTTTATGAAAAACATAGATAAGCTACAAAAATTTTTAGGTATTGAATTATTTGATGTAAGTGGTTTAACTAATTATCAAGAACAACAAAGGGTAGTACAAAAAGAATTTAAAAGCATAGGAGAAACCGTTGATAGTTTATCTAGTAAATTTAAAAATTTATTTGTTTCTGCTCCTGGAAAAGGTAAAACTAAAGTTGATGGTGGTACAGAAGAATTAATATTTGGTGATGGCGCACCCACAGGAGGCGGAACGGGAGGAGGTAAAGGTATTGGAGCGGCTTTAAATACTCCAATTGATACAGTAAATTTATTGCCTACCTTAGATTTACTTCCAGATAAAATAGAAAGTATATCAGCCGCAAACGAAAGATTAAAACAAACAAATGAAGATGTAGCTAAATCATTTAATAATATTACACCTGCTGTAAAATCTGCCGCAGATATGTTAACTCCTATGCAAGCTATATTAGTAGAAGGTATAAATACTTTTGCTGATTTAGCGGCTGGTGGTTTTGAGAGTATGAAAGAACTTGCACAAGCAGTTAAAAAAAGTGTTGCTGAAATAATAGGCAATCTTATTAGAATGTTTGTTGCTAAAGCATTAGCAGGTTTACCTCCTACACCTTTTATGTTAGCCATTGCGCCTGCAATAGCAGCATTGGCAGGTAATTTAGGTAAAAGTTTAATAATGAAGATTGGAGCACCAAAATTAGCCGAAGGCGGATTGGCATACGGCCCAACCATGGCAACTGTGGGAGATAATAGAAACGCGAGAGTTGACCCAGAAGTTATAGCACCTTTATCTAAACTAAAATCAATGATGGGTGATATGGGTGTAGGTGGGAGCCTTGAAACAAGGATAAGCGGAAATGATTTGATTATATTGTTAAACAGGTCTCAAAAGGGATTAAGTAGAATACAATAATGGGAGTAAGGTTTTCAACTACGGTATACAACGAAAAGAGTAGAAAGATTACTGTATCTATAAAAGATAGTAGCTTTTCTGGTACTGTGAAAACATTTGATACTTTATCATTAGGAATTCAGTACGACAGTGAAAGTCAGCAAGGGCAGGAAAGATTTACTCCTATTATTGGTTCCCGTTGTTCATTGTCTTTATTGATAAATAATGAAGATTTACAAACTCTACTTCTTGATATTGGATTGGCAGTTGAGGGTAGATTTACGATGGAACTGACAGCCTACGAAGATGATAATACCACAGTATCATTTAAATGGTATGGCTATATAGTTACTGATTTAGTAGAATTTGAAGATGTGCCATTGGTTATAGGTTATCAGGCTCAAATATCTGCAATAGATGGATTAGGTTGGTTAAAAACATTAGATTATAAAAGTGCGGTTGGGCCTTACAATGGGCAAGATACTGTAGTTCAACATATTTTAAACTGTCTTAATCAACTGGATTTTGTACAGGAAAATTTAGTAGCAAATAGTTTGCCTGTATTGCATACTATTTTTAATTGGCACGAGAACACAATAGCCTACAATGCTGCATCTGATTACTCTTTATTGACAGTTATTCAGCATCGGGCATTTTACCACAAAGACACAAAAAGCAATTATGTGTATCAAAGTTGCTACGATGTTATAAAAAAGATTTGTCAAACGTTTGGAGCAAGATTGATATTTAGTGGGAATCAATATTGGTTTATTCAAGTAAACGAATATTCAAGAACACCTGCTACTAAAAGATACTTTAAATACAATGCTTTTGGCATTCAACAATCAGGTACATTTACCGCAGATTTAACGTTATCTAATATTCAAACCAATCTTTCAGGAAGCAATTTAATGAGATTAAGCGGTGGTAAGTGGACTTATTATCCTGCTTTAAAAAATGTAGTAATACGTTATAATCACTTTGCTAAACAAAACTTATTGGCAGGCGTAGAATATAACTACGCAACAAATACTACTCCGGTAATTACTACAACTCCCACATTGGATGCGTCTAATCCGGATGCTCGATTGTCTTACACTGGAATACTTGGTTTTTATGCACAGGCTTTAAATCCTGTAAATTTTGAGCCGTTTCAATTTGTATTTGCCGTTAAGGTAGCATCTATAATTAATAGTTTTCCTTTACAAGGTTTTGAAAGTGCTAATTGGACATTAGGCAGCGGATGGATAATTGATAACAAAATACTTGAAGGTACTTTAATAGCTACGGAAGCATTTTACACTACATTTACAGTTACATCAGGAAGAAAATATTATGTCAAAATAAAAGTTGATATAGAAAATAGTGGTAGCCTTAGATTGCGTTTAGGTGGAGTAACGAAAACAATTACAGAAAGTGGCGATTATGATTATGTAATTTTATCTACTAATACAGACACATTAAAATTAGATAGCGTTTCTACTCCAAAATTTACCGGTAAAATAAAATCATTACAAGTAAAGCAGGAAAACAAGTATTTAAAAAGAGGTGTTACTTACACTAATGGATTTAACTTTCAATTGGAGCCTGCAACGTGGGAGAATACTTTTTATGAATACGAATTTAACACAGAAACAATAACAGCCGATGCTACTTTTGTTGCCTATAAAACTATCACATTTGATACCTTAGACATTCCAGAAAGTGCGGAGTACGTTTGGGAAATGAGATTAAAAGAAATGCGAAATGAGGCAGGAAGTAGTATAATTTCTAACTTCAATGTATCTTATTTACTAAGTAATAATTACCTTGAATTTCTTCCTACCGGTGCCGTTTCTGGACAAAGTGATATACTTGAATACGGGTCTGATAACGACGATAAATCTTCCACAGTGTTTAGCCTTGATACCTACATTGGTGATGGGCCAAGCAAAACAACCGATGGAGGATTAAAGGTTCTTGAATCTGGTACCTATGAAAATAGTAGTAGTTGGGATGTAGGCAACGGATCGGGCTTTAATAACGTCACACAGTTATTAGTAAACGAAGTAATACGCGGTCAACTTACTCCGAAGCTACGCATGGTAGATATGCCATTCCAAAATCTATCAGTTGATAATCCTTACCTTCCTCACAAAGTCATAGAATATTCATCTGGATATTACGTTTTTGAAAGAGGTAGTTTAGATTTAAAAACAGAGATTTGGCAGGGTGATTACTTTAAAATAGAATTAGATGCCTAACTATACCGAAAGAACAGTTTTATCCAAACCTCGCGACTTTAATCAAGTGGCAAACAATGCCGGAAGTGGTGGAGTAGTAAATAATAACGTCACGGAAACTATAAACAACGTAACCGTTACAGGTTCAGTTATTGCAATATTTAATCAAGAATTTCTTGATACTACTTCCAATGTATTAACATGGACACAGAATAGCGGAAAGCTACCAACAACAAATTTAAACGCTTCTATTCATGTTTACCAGAATGGGCAGAAATTAATAGATAGCCAATATACTATCACATTACCTGCAACAATTACTATTGATTCAAACAGCCATTACGATGGAAGTAATTATATTGTCTTTGCAATAAACATAAACTAATGGAAGAAATTAAGCCAAAAAAAGAAAGAAAGTTTTTAAAAGCAATGGGCGAAGTAGCATTGACTTTAGTGCGTGACCTTCTTCTTAACGTCGGGAAAAAGGTCATAAACAAATCAGGTAATAAACGACAGGGTCTTATAATTGCTTTAGTTATTTTAGCCTCTACATTTGCCATTGCTCAATACCCATCAACAGGAAATAAACAACGGTTAGGTTATCAGACTACGGGCGACGGTTTGGTTTTTAGGGGTCGCGCTTCGGACACAACAGCTTTAAAACCTTTTACTATAAATAATGCTTACCATTTATTTGATACGCTTAATAATGTCTTATTTAGCTATATAAAAACTAAAGGAGGCTGGAAGTTTAATAATAGCGATACGGTAATTATTCAAGGTGTTACCATGCCTTTTGATTCCATTACTTTTAACACGGCAAAAGATGGCACAGTGGGAATTGGTGAAGTGGAATATAATGATACACAAGGCTCTTTAATACAAGGCTTAAAAGGTGGTTTAGTTACTAATGTAATCGGTCAACAATTACACCAACGGGTAAATAACAGAACAGGCGCAACTCTTAATAAAGGCGATGTTGTTTATTTGTCAGGAAGTCAGGGAAACAGAATAACCGTCGCGAAAGCCATTGCAACAAG